TCTAAGTAAGCCGCGCGTGCCGCTCGGTCAGCGTTGTAGGCTAATGCGCGTGCGAATGTGTAAGCGTCGCTGGCCGCTCCTAAAACCACTTCTAACTGTTCTTTTGTTAACTTCTTTGTTGTGTTCACTTAGGAGCTCCTTCGGTTTGTTTTGTTGCTTTCTCCAAAAATGATTTGAATTCTGCGATACAAGCGTTTGATTTTGCGCCGATGTTAAAAGTAATCGGAGAGGTTTGATTCCAAAAATCCTCCGGATTTATAAGGTCGGGATCATATAAATTGGTTAACTTCCAATCGTACAAATTAAAAACATCGCCCGACTCAGACGTAAAAGTATAATCGCCAGAAACTTTGTAACCATCGTGGTCAGAGGGTTGGCCAAAAACTTCGGTTAATCGCTTCGGAGAAATTGTTACATTCCCTTTAAGGCTCGTGCCATCTGCCCCGGCTTCTTTGTTTAATTTAAAAGCTGCTTCTTGTTTTGTTGTGTTCATTCATTAATAATACACCACAACCACTGAGGAGTCAAGGGGGTCAGGAATGGCCTTAGGGCGGGGGAGGACGTCAATCCTCGCACCAACCCAAGCCGTCGTAGCCTTCGCCAGAACCGCAACCACTGCCGAATCCGAATCCACTGCCAGCGCACAAGCCGTCGTAGCCCCCGCTGTAGTCATACCTAAAGCCGTTTCCTGCGCCATCGGCTAAGCCGAATCCGAATCCGTCGCCGAATCCGTCGCCGAATCCGTCGCCGAATCCGTCTCCGTTTCCGTATCCGTTTCTGTCTCGGTCGCCGAATAAGAATCCGTGGCCGTTGCCGTCGCCGAATACAGGCTCACCATCACCATGCACGTTCTTATTTTGCACTAACACTCGCCGCTTCCGTCGCCGAATCCTCTTCCGAATCCGTATAGGTCGCCGAACAAGAATCCATTGCCGCCTCCATTGCCGTCTCCGAATCCGTCGCCGTCTCCGAATCCGTATCCTCTTCCGAATCCGTCGCCGTATCCGAATCCACTGCCGCTTCCGTCACCGCTTCCGAATCCACTTCCGTCTCCATCTCCGCATCCGAATGCGTCTCCGTCTCCGTCTCCGAATCCGAATCCGCTTTCGTCTCGGGCTCCGAATGCGAATCCATTGCCGTCGCCATATGCGGGCTCACCATCACCCTGTACACTATTGTTTTGCATTAACACTCGCCGCCTACTAATCCGCTTCCGTCTCCTTCGCCGAATGCGAATCCGCTTCCGTCGCCGAATCCTCTCGCACCTCCGTGGCCGTCGCCGTCGCCGTCTCCTTGGCCGAATCCGCCTGCGAATCCGAATCCACCGCCGCTGCCGTCTCCGTATCCGTATCCGAATCCACCGCCGTCTCCGTCTCGGTCTCCGAATGCGAATCCATTGCCGTTGCCGTCGCCATATCCGGGCTCACCATCACCCTGTACGTTTTTATTCATCATCTTCGATGAACTCTGAAAATGTTGCGTCTGCTTTTTCAGTCAAAGGAATAAACTCAATCGCGTTTGTTAAATAAACTTCACCGGTTCTATTGAGTCTGCCCCCTTTTATTCCATTATTTGCGACTGCGCTTAAGCTTAATCCGCCACCTTCCCACTTCCAGAGCCGTAGAGCGTTCATTAGTCTGCATTCACAACCGTTGATTTCAACGACGTCGCCGATGTGCACGCCCGCGCTATAAGTGCGAACGATGCAACGTCGGTTTAGCATGCTGTGCTGAGAGGGTTTTTGAAACATAGATTTTAACTCCGCGATTTGTTCTAATGTTAACTTATTTATTTTTATCATTTTTTTCCTTTCGAAATAATCTTAGTAACATTGCCTTTTTGTATTTGCTGCTCAAAATCCCTGTTGAATTTGTTTTTCGCTTCGGTTTCGGGTTCGAGTGGAGCCCCGAGCCCAGCGCAGCAGAAAGTTAAGTTCGGTTTGCAAGCAAAGTAGGTGCGAGTATTGGCGACCGCTAATCTCTTTTGTGTTTAAGACATAATCGTATTCTTTAAGAGCCCGCTCGATTGCCTCTGTAACTATAATTATTTCTCGCGGCGAAATATTCACCTCTTAAACATTGCAGCGATTAAATTTTTGCATGCTCTAACTTGCTCAGAAATAACACCGGGCGACTCTTTTTCAAGTAATTTTTTAAGCCCTTCGACTTCGTCCTTCAAGCCAACCCACTTTAGATCGATTTCAGATTTAATCTCTTTCAAAAACTGTTCTCCTTTGGCGGGTAAGCTTTTTCTGCTAAATCTAAAACCGCTAACCGAATGTCGTGTAACGCAGTTTTTATATCAATGTCTGACTCCATCAGCGCCAACAAATCCCTTTGAACTTGCGTTTGTTCAAACTCTATTTCTAACCACTTACGAATCCACTTTTTCAATAGTTACCCCTTCTGTAATTTTTAGCTCTCTTGCCCAAGGAAAATAGTCAATTATCCATCGCTCCGGATCTTGAATCATCTCTGTAAAAAACTCTTCGCCGTTTTTTGGCTGAAAGATTATTCTGTTTTCTTCAATTTTGACGCTAACAGAGTCTGAAATTCTAAATCGCTTCAATCTCAACCCGTCCAATTGTACACCGCCAAGATTCTGACGGCTTTCCTCTAAATTTCTCAAGATCCACTCCCTTTAATTCAGGAATTGATTTGTAATTTACTGATCCCACACGATTAGTTTTTTGTATTGTTACCTCTCCGATTTTCATGCGCGCGTGGGTAACAAACGAAAGCATGCGCTTTTTTTCAGTTTCTTCGTGAGTAATAGCGATATCTGCGTTTAGTTTTGAAAGCCTCCAGTCTGCCACTGCTTTTAATAGTTCCGGATCTTTCCCAATTTTAAAATCTTTTTCTGACAGCTCAGGCGGCGTGCGGGATTGTACTAAATCCCAAAAGTTTTTGGCCTTGATAATGTAGTCTTCTAGGTGTTTTGGGTCCGGAGCTACAGATATGCAAACGCCTTCTCCGTCTTTGTAACTATAGTAGTCGCACCGCGTAGCTTGGGAAGCTAAAATCAAATGCTGCACCTGACCGTAATATTTTTTTGGAACCTGCCCGCTCTTTGCCGTTTCGTGATCCTCTTTGCCGGGGCACTTTATTTCTAAAGCGGTTCTAGTCTCTTCATTAAATCCGTCTAAACTCGCTCTAATAAAATCCAGCTCTGGGTGTATAAATAATTTCTCCGGAAATTCCAGCCCGCTCTTTAATTCGTAGCGCGCCCGCGCTATTGGCTCCATTTCTTTCCCTTTTTGCGTCGCCCAGTTCGATTGTTCAATGGTGTGAATACCGCACTTTTCTTCCCATAATTCGTAAAAAGTTTTCCATGGCGATAGGCCGAGAATTACAGCAGCATCGGAACTGCCTATACCTTTAGCACGAAAAGCGTGCCAATCTGAATTTTTTTCTTTAGTCATGACTGTTTGATTGACTATATAATAATCATTCCGTAGTCAATAAATCTTGAAAAATAAACCGGACATTAAAATATTAAAACAATTTTTGGATCTTGGTATAAAAGCGCAAAAAGATTTAGCAGACGAGTTCGATGTGCATACAAATACTGCAAGACAGTGGTTATCTCGCGGAAAACTTCCACGGAATTATAGAAAATTTATTCTGAGTTTTATAAGTACATACAAAGGAAAAAAATCATGAGCTTAAAAGAAAAAATTACAACCGGAATTATAAACAAGCCATTTTTCATTGCCGTTTATGGTCAGGCGGGCATCGGAAAAAGCTCCTTTGGCGCGGCGTTTCCTGAGCCCATTTTTCTCCCGACTGAAGAGGGTACAAATCAGTTAAACGTGGCAAGATTTCCAAAGCCGACAAGCTTTACAGAAGTGATAGAAATGCTAAACGAGCTGCCCTTAACATATAAAACGCTTGTTATAGATTCTTTAGACAGCCTAGAAACGCTTATTTGGCGCGCTTGTGTCGCAGAAGCAAACGACTTTAAAATTAAAACTATTGAAGATTTTGGCTACGGCAAGGGTTATGTAGTCGCGGGTGATAAGTGGAAACAGTTTTTTGATAAACTAAACATTTTAAGAGACTCGATGAATATTGTTTTAATCTGCCACTCGCAATTTAAAACTGTGAATGATCCTTTTCACGCGCAACCGTTCGACCGTAATGATTTAAAATTAAATAAAAGTGCATCTTCTTTAATCAAAGAATCCGTTGACGCTATTTTATTTGCGACATTTGAAGTGCACGTAAAAACTGATAAATCAGGGAAAAGTAAAGCCTTCGGTGACGGTAAACGAATTTTATATACTGAAGGACGCCCCTGGTTCGAAGCTAAAAATAGATATGGCCTTCCCCATTCTATCCCATTTTCTTACGAGTCTTTTATTGATGCGTATAAAAAAGCAGATCCCTCAAACCTGGACGGTCTCATTCAATCGATAAACGCAAAGATTTTATCTCTTGCAAGTTCTGAACATAAAAAAGCAGCTGAAAAGTTTCTTTTAGAAGCTGGAAAAGATTTAAAAAAACTAACATCAGCAAATAACCGGCTTGATATTTTGCTGAATTAACACTTGCTAAGTGAGTTAATCGCATCGCTTAAAGATCTAGCAACAAATGCAATGCCTCCCATTTTTTGATAATGGGATAAGAATCTTTTTTGCTCGTCTGTCACTGTACCAGTGGAATTTTTTACTTCGACGGCAAGTGGTTTGCCTTTGTAAATGCCGACAATATCTGAGATGCCA